CCAATATAGCTCAAGGCGTTGAGAAGTTGATGGGTCTACACTACAATGAGGCTGCTAAAGAAAATAATCCTAAAAGCGAGAGTGCTAAGACTCGTAGCTTTATTCGTGCAGCAATGGCGTTTGATCCACAGATGCAAGCAATGGAAAGAATGGAGTCTATCAAAGGGCCAGGCGGTATGACTTATGCACAGCTTCTTGAGTTAGAAGCAGCAGGATTTGCACCAGAGGATATATACGGTGGTGTAACAAGAGGTGCAGGACCAACATACGACTACACTGAAGCCACTGGTAGAACTACAAATAATTTCTTTTCACGAGAGTTATCCCAAAAGATATTCCAATCTGATTTAACTAATCCAATAGACTATAGTAATTACACCGCTAATGAAGGTAGAGATAAAGCATTACTAAAAGCTAAGATAAACAATGGTGGTACAGCAATGCAAAGGCTAGAGAAAGAAATAGTTCTTGCGTTTAGAGGTACAGACATGGGCTTAGACTCTTTCCGTAAAGGTGTGCTACAAGATATATACGACAATATAGAAACAGAAGCACAGTTAGATAGCTTTATTAAAAGTGTTAACAGTCAAGCTGCACTTGGTATCATCAAAGCTAAGAATGGTCAGCTAAGTTCTGAAGACATTCAAGATATTATAGCAGGTAAAGTACTAAAGCGTGAAGAAGAGCCAGAAAAGAAAGAAACGACACCTATAGTTACTAATGACGATCTTGAGAAAACTATTGTTGATGTAGATGATAGTGACCCAATGGAAGATATAGGTGTTACTAAGACTACTACTTCTGTTGATGACGCTGACTCAATGGAAGATATAGGTGTTACTAAGACTAAGAAAGCAGAAACTATAGAGACACCTTTAGGTGAAGCACCAGTTATACTGAAGTCCATAGATGATTTACAATTAAGAAATAGTTACTTTAATGCGCCTGAATATATACAAGAACAGATAAACAACCTAGATCCTTCTAATGATGTAGATGTTGCTAGAATGATACTGCAGAAATTAGAAACTTCTGAAGCAGAAGGTGGCGCACCTTTTATAGATGCAGCAATAAACAAAGTAAATTCTCTTAACCTAGATAACCTATCTGTAGAAGAACAAGCTGAAAAGGTAGCAGAAATTCTTGTACAAGAAGCTAACATTACCATACCAACAAACGAAACAGAAATGGGATTCTTTAAAGAGGATCTGAAAGAGGCTATAGAAAGTCGTAGTTACACAGTAGACACAGGTGATGGAAAACAAAAAACAGTAGCACAACCTAGCCTAAATATATCTCCTTCAGTAGAACAGGCAATAATTAAGATGGCTGAACAAGGTGGCCTACAACAGTATCAATTACCTGATGATACACCTACATTGTCTGAGCAATTACCAGAACTTAACGCAGCAGGTTTTGTAGCAGGTAATGCAGGGCAGGTAGCTCTACGTAATATAGAGGCTGCTGATAGTCTCAGAGATAGCATGGCTAACTACACTCGTGCAGAGTGGAATGAGATGTCTCGCAAAGAGCGTAAAGAAAAAGGCTTACCAGAGAACAGGTTAAACTTGTACTTTGCAGGTAGTGATGCATTTAAAGCACCAGAGAAACAAGCTCCTGAAGACACTAAGATACAAACCTCTCAAGACTTTATTGAGCAGGAGTTCCGTAGCGTCATAGAGTACCTTGAAGAAGAAGAGGTTGACTATGAAGATAGAGAAGACATCAAGTCAGGTATAGCTGCATGGTTCGCTGACAATGATGCAAGACTAGATATATCCTCTAGCTTAACAACAGATGAAATAACAGATGGTCTTATGCAGGTCTTACAAGAACAAGGATAGATAATGTCTAACGTTTTCTCGTACTATACTGCTGAGAGTATGCAGGATAAAAAAGTATCGGACTTAGCAACAAACGCTGACTTCCTCAAAGACAGTATAACTTTTCTAAAGTCTAACAGAAAAGGTTACACAGATGATGATGTAGGCAAGATGTCTGCTGACGATGTTGTGTCTGAGGTTTTAGAACACTTCCGCTATCAAGTTAGCAATGAAGTTACTATGGCTAAAGACTTGTACTACATGAAAGACGATAGTGTAGATGTAAATGAGAAACAGTCTTTCGGTAGACTTATGTTTGCCTTTGATAATTCAAAAGGTGAGGGTTTGTTTGACAGAGGCGGTGAGGCATTCTTTGATTACGTTCAAGGTGGTGGTAGTGCACCTAGTACATACGGATCTATCCTAGCAGGATTTGCTTCTGCAGGTACTGGTGCTGCTGCAATACAAGGTACAAAGGCTGCATCTTTACTTGCACTTAGAGAGCTAGGCAAGAAAGCTATCAAGCGTAGTCTAGTAGCAGGTATGGCAGATGGTGTTGTAGCTGCAGGTCAAACATACGGTAATCAAAAGATACGAGAACAAGTAGCACCTGAAGTTGGTGTAGACTACAAGGGTAGTAAGGGCGCAGTTGCATTAAGCGGTGCGTTGGGTTTTGGCATGGGCGCAGCAGGTTACGGTATACCTGCATATACGCAACATCAAGGTGCTAAGAAACTAGCTGATACTATTGACATGGGTAGGAAAGCTAGTGAAGATAGAATTAAGGCTAGTGCTGCAGTAGCAAAACAAAGAGCTAAAGAAGCTGCTAAAGATGGTAAGAAAGCAGCTAACATGGAAGGCGCTACCAAAAGAGTTCTGCAATCTATTGACCCTAACCTTGTACGTGAAGGTAATCTAGTTAAGAAGTATTTACTTAGTGAGGATATGCCTGATGGATTGATAGGTGGCTTAAGTTTAGAGACAGTGCAAAGGTTATCTGCTGCATCCTACGACTTAGCTGAGAGACTTGGTGTAAACTTAAGTGACCCTAATGTACGTATAACTGAGATACTAGCAGATAATATAGGAAAGAACCAAGCTGCATTCTTTCAAGTAGCAGACGCATATGGTCTTACACCAAGACAACTTTCTGCAACATATGCGGCTGAGGTATCACAAGCTGCTAAGATATTAGGGACACAAAGTGGCCTATCTAAAAGAGCAAGAAAAGCAGATTTAAATAGACTCTCTAAAAAAGTAGATGAACTGTATGAGGCAGGTATGTCACCTGCAAAAGCAGAAGATTTAGCTGTTATATCTAAGGCTACTCGTGACAATAGCAACATCATCTGGCGTAACTTTAAAGACGTAGAGAATGCTAGACGTTTGTTTATGACATCTCAACCTGCTACAACAATGCGTAACAACATCTTCTCTGTAGCTATGACAGGTATAGACATCATCGATCAGCTAAATGCTAGTGTGCTTAAGACTGTAAGTGGTAAGTCTGGTATGCCTGAGTTCAAAGGTACACTGTCTAACTTAAAGTATTTGACTAGAGATAACTACGTAGCTGATGCGCTTGTTACCATGCTACAAGGACAAGCACCAGAGAAGTTTCAAAAAGTATTCTTTGATGCAGCTATTGTAGAAGCTAACGTTGTTAAGAATAGTAAATTAACTAAGCTAGGTGCTGCTGCAAACACACTAAACACCTTATCTGACTTTGTAGTTAAACGTGCTATTATTACTGGTAATATAGACAGGACACTGAAACAAAGAAAAGATTTACACAAAAGCATCGGTAACAGTGTAATGGATATGTTGGAGAAAGGTACAGCAGATCAATTACCTGAAGACATACTTGATGCAGCTATAGATGAATCACTAGCGTTTACATTCCAACGTAGGTTTGGTGGTAAGGATGCTAGTCAGTTAAACAGAGGTGTAGGAAACTTGGTTAGGTTTATACACAACACAGGATTGACTGTTGTCATACCTTTTCCTAGATACCTAGCTTCTCAAGCTAAGTTTGTATCAGACTACACAGGTCTAACATTGTTGAGAAGACCCTTGCTTGATGGTGTAAAGCCTACCACCCAAGAAACAGCTAAGTTTATGACAGGTGCTATGACATTTGGTGGACTCTACAGCATAAGTAAAGATAAGATACACAGAGGTCTTGAGTGGTTTGAAGCAGAGGGTGAAGATGGTAGAGTGTATAACGCTCAGGCTGCTCTTGGTCCTGCATCTGCACAAGTATATGTAGCAGACTATTATGCTAGGATGATGGAGGGCTTACCTGTCAAGCCTTTGTCAGAGGCATCTAAAGATCTAACAAAGATACTAGGTGGCACAGAGTTTAGACCTGGCGTTGGACTTGCTGATAATATTATACGTGCTGCAGAGAGTGGTAACTGGGAACCTCTTACAAATCAGGTAGGTGATTACTTTAGTTCTTACACATATCCTGCTGCAGTGCTGAAAGACTTTTATGGTCAGTTTGATCCACGTTCATCCTACTTACCTGAGACAAGAGATGCTACCGTATCCGTTGTAGAGTTTATGGGTATGGACTTTACTATGTCTACCATACAAAGAATTACTAGACACCTGCCTGACTTTGATAGTGACACAATGTCTGAAGGATTAGAAAAAGGTTTAGGCATAAAGATAGCACCTGATACATTAGCTAAATATCTAGAGTTTGCTAACACATCTACACGTACATACTATCAGACTCAGTACACAAAAGATGCTGATGCTAATAATATGAGACAAGACGCTATACGCTATGACGTATTTGGTGACGGTCCTCTTAGAATATTTGATCCAATTGTAAAACAACTTACTGGTTTTGTAGGTAGACCACCAAAGAATGCACTACAACGTGAGATGACTAGGCTTCAGGTAGATCCATTTAAAATATACAATCCGTACATGGAGAAGAACCAAGCACTAGAACTGTTTACGCAACAAAAACTACAAGGTAACCTAGCGTCTAAAGCTAGTCTGTTTATGATGTCACCTGCATACACACAGTCCAATGATCAACAGAAACAAGCAAGACTTAGAGAGTTTTTGAAAGCAGAAGTTAGAGTAGCTAGAGCAGATGCTAAGGAAACATTGCAAAGAATGTCACAACTACCAGAAGCTGCACAAGACTATGAGTCTTTCATGCGTGGTGAGTTAAAGGCTATGGGTAGACAAGAGAGAAAGTTTGCTGACTTAGGATGGGCAGAGATAAGAAGCCAATACGGATATGAAGGTCTGTCTTTTGATGAAGCTCTTGATGTAGTTGATGCAGATAAAGTCTTTACGCCTGAAGAGAAAGGTATATACAGAACTAACTTGATAGATGTATACATAGGACTCAAAGACTATCAGAAGTACATAAGAGATACACAATAAAAGAGGGGCGCATTTAGCGCCCTTACTTTTTTATACCGTTGAGTTTTGAGCTACGTTCTGCCCACATTTGTACTATCATTAGATGTTTAACAGCTTCTCGTGTCTCACTGGTGTGGTACAGATTGTCTGTTATAAACTTGTCCAATGCTTCAATGTGTTGTTGTAGTCCCTCTTTGAAATGATCGTGTCTCCTAGATACAAAGTCATGCGCTTCTTTTTCTAGGCTCATATTTGGCTAAACCTCCTGTGGTATCTCTGTGCAATAAGCAAAAACGTTTGAATCAGGCGATGGCCTAGTACTCAAAAGCTGACTACGGATGTATGTTGCACCACTTTTACATGCGTCCATTGTAGGATATATGTGGTTAACTGCCTTAACATTTACAAACTCACTCCCAATAGTAAGTATGAGTACTAGGACATACATTATTCTGCGTCTTCTGTAGTTACGTCTTTGATTATCTCTACGCTTTTCTCATAGACTACAACACCTGTGTCCCAAGATGCTTTAGCTACAGGTTTAACTACATCATTGAACGCACCTATTCCAATTGTAAGTGCGGCTACTGGTAACATAAGATTAAATATAAACATTGTTTTCTCCTTTGAATATTATTGCTATAGTAGCACAGTAATTATACTATGTCTACTTTTTCGGCTTCTTGATAAGGTATGTGATAGAATGTTTCACCCTTTGGTATCCTGTATGTAGGACCAGAGGCTTCTTTAATAATGTTATCTACCATCTGTGTACCTCTTATCTTCCAAGCCTGATTATAGTGTTTATTAAAAACATAAAAGTATAAGTTCTCCAACTGGTCTTTGTATTTCTCTATTAGTCTCCTCTTCCTCCCTGGTATCCTTATTTCTTCCCAATACGTAGGCCACTCCTCTTTCCACTGTGCTTTTCGTTCTGCTTCATGAAAAAAAGTGACACCATCTTTTTCTGATACAACATCAGCATAGTAATCTTCTTTCTTGCTTACAATTGTATGCCCTTCTGATTCTAAGTACTTAATCAAAGCTTCCTTAGATGGTCCATCTACTTTATCGTAAACTTCTTTCTGGAATGGCCTAGTATATACTTTCATTAATTATGCCCCTATATCTACTACCTCACACACATCACCAGTGCAAGCCATAGACTGCATAGCAACTGTGTTATCTTCTTGTTCATAGTCGCTAAGTTTATCCCAGTCAATGTTTTTTGGCATAGTTTTCTTTAGCTCACTGTACTCTTCCTTAGTGCAATCCTGATAAGGTGCTTGTTGGTAAGAGTGATCTGAGTGTGGCAAAAATGACACACCTGACATTTCATCAAAGTGTTTATAGACAAATGCGCCTACTTCCATCCATTCATCAGCACGAACCGACACTGTTACAGAAGGTTTGTGTTCACACCAGTGTCGCTGATAGGTTAGCCATGTCTCCAACTGTTCAATGGCTGACATATCGTTTCGAGTTACAGCTTTATTTGGTGACTTCACTGGGAAGCTAAACACTGTAGTGCTATCAGGTTTCATCACACAAGGCTCATTAGGTATGCCTTGATCCTGCATCATCTGTGTTAGAGGATCTTTGTTATCACCACGAACTGTTCTGATGTAGTAAGGTGAGTGTCTAGCATGTATACCTGATGCTGAGTCAACTAATTGTGATACTGTTCCGCTTGGCTTGACGCAGGTGATTGATGCACTTGTTGGAATGCCAAGGCGGTCAGCCCAAGTAGTATTAGTACGAAGAGCGATTTCTCGTAGATGTTCAAGAGTCTTCTCCAATCCTTTGTTTGCTGATGTCATAAGAGGGTTGTCCATTATCCCTGTGAGTGACACACCCAACAGACGCTCCTCTTCCGTATTCGTTGTCCACACCTTCCGCAAGTATGGAAACTTGGTGTATGACGATTGTATCGTACCCAAAATAGTAGCAAGTCTAACTTTTCTTTCCAAGTCATCCACGTTATCCGTAGCCCTAACCACCACTTCAGTAAGATTACAAAACTGATATGGTCTAAGAATGATCTCAGAGCAAGGGTTAGTTCCAAACTCATAGTTAGAATCACGTCTTCCAAACTTCTCAGCTTGTTTCTTGGATGCTTCACGATTAAATATACCTCTCTCGCCTGACTTGCTTTCTACTAACGCCAACCATTCACGCATGAACGTTTCTGAGTCGGGCTTTTCTGTATAAGATACACTGTTATTAGCTAACGCCCTGTGTGCAGCTTCATTCCACCACTGTCCTGACTTAGCGTGACGCATACGATCATCACTGAGGTTAGACAAACTAATCATGGCACTACGTCTAACACCACCGACTACAACTATCTGACCAATGAAACACATTAGGTCATGACACTCTAAGCTAGATAGCCTACGTCCTTGAGCATCCTTGAATGTCTTTACTGCAAAGTTGAATAGCTCAACAAGAGGTGCAGGTCCACTAGCTCTACCACCAAACGTTTTTAGCCTTGCACCTGCAGGGCGCACTCTGCTAATATCCCACTGAGGAATCTCACCTGCCCATAGAAGTGCCAATACTTGTCTAAACGCCTTAGCCCACCCTTCCTTGCTGTCCTTTACCACAACGGTAGTATCACTCTCGAAGAGTTCAGGTACTTCGGGAAGCTTGCTAACGAACTGTCTCTCAACACTGAACCCGACACCAGTACCACAGAGGAGGATGTACATAGCTTCATCGAAGGACTTAGGATCATCTACGGGTAGATAGCTACAGTTATAACCTGCAGTGTTATCTCTATCTAATGCTGCACCTGCTGTCATCATAGCTCTCATGCTAGGCATAATGTCTAACGACAGGATAGCCTGTTCTATCTCAGTAGATGTCTGTTTATCTATCTTGTCACCTACTACGTTCTCTACATAACGACTGACTGTCTCAGGCCAAGACTCTCTGCCCATGCCATCAATGTATTTAGCATACCGTGATTTGTGTATAAAGCTTTGGTAGTCTGTTGGTAAGTAGTTATTCATGTTTCTTCACCTCTATCTTTCTAATTACTGCACCATCAATATCATAAATAATATCTTGGAATAACTCAGTAACTGCCTCCTCGTGCATCTCTGCTACTATGGGTAGTATCCGTTCTTCCTCGTCTATTTCTATTGTTAGTTTAATATTAAACTTCATCTTTTATCGCCACTACCTTGAATGGTCCCTCGTTCCATGCGGCTGTGAAGTTTATCTAAGTTACACCTAGCTATGTATCCCATGTCAAAGTTTAGGTCACGACACAAAGCTGCAATATACCACAGACAATCGCCTACCTCTGCAGCGACATCCTCTCTGTCAAACTTCCCATCCCTTAACATCTTCTTTACTTTGTTGGCTACTTCACCTGCTTCACCTGCGAGTCCCAATGCAGGATAGACTATCTTGTGTTCATCAGGATATATAGCAGTCTTGTGTGCTTCTATCTGATAATCACCAAATGTCATTTCGTACATGTCTTTCCAGGCATCTATATCATCTTGTGTTATCATTTATGTATCTCCTTATAACGCTTCTTTAATCTGTTAAGATACCAAATAGCTTTATCAATATCCTCTAAGCCATTCTTGTACTCATGCCTCCACAAATACTTTAACACGTTAGCAGCGTGAGGCGCAGTATGCCCTGACATATTCTCTGTCATTGCTTCTATAGCTTCAATACATTCTATATTACTGTGATTGTAATGCACTGGATTGTTTACCTGATCGTAGTCAAGTGTTGTCTCACCAGTTAGTGTAATTGTTGGTTCCATTATGCGTTCCCTTTTGTCTTAGTCCACTTGTTAAGTGTATATACATTTCCCTTTTTTATTACAACAGGTTTTTCATCTTCCATCTCCGCTGCATCCATAGCAATCAAGTAATCTCTGTGTTCTTTTACCATGTCGTACAAGTCAGGTTCTTCATTAGCTAAGTCTAAGAAAGCTGACATCATAGTTGCTATCTCTACTATACCATTCACAACAGAATCAGGTAAGTCATGGTCAGGAGATATTGCTATCGATACATTAGAATCACCTCTCCACTTCTTAGGGTTATCGTAATCTATCGGACTTATGACTATCGCTATTTCATCATCACCTATCTCATGTCCCATCAGTTTTTCCTTTTTGTTTTTAACTCTATCTTCTTAACTGTAATCTCTTTACCTTTTTCTTTCAGCCACTCTTCAGGTATCACACGATGCGCCCACTGAAACT